ATGCAGGAACATTCCCTAGATCAAAGTCAAAGACTACCTTAACTATTTGATTATCTGCCATTATATTATAGGTTTAACAATTTTATATTTTTCTAAAACCGCTTTTAATTCTTCTTCTGTCATTACTCTTTGCTTTACAAAGTTACGAGTATCGCAGTCTAATTCAATAAGCTCTTGTGGCTTAACTTTCTTACCTTTTGGTAATTGAATGTTTATTAGTAATGTTGTCTGCCATCTAGTTCTAACCCATTCTTGTTCTTCTTGATGCCTATATCCATACCACACAAAATCTAATTCAGCCATGGTCATCTCCCAAAACAAATGGGGAAGCACTTTGCACTCCCCCATTGTATATCTTTCTATATCAATCCACTCTAATTTTTTTTTACTCCATCTTTTTTACTTGACTTTGTTAGCTTATCATCTATACCGCTATTCATGCTTTCTGAAAGTGCTGCCATTACTTCTTGAAACTTTTGTCCTCCTACTCCGCCCATGTCATCTATCCAGTCACATACTTCCATCTCTGTAAAGGTTGGAGTGATTCCTTGAGAATATAATGGATATTCAGCTGCCGATTTCATTAAGTTAACAATAGCATCTATTGAATCCTTGCCGCTTAAAGCTTGTCCTATGTCAGAAGGCCCTATTCCTTGTAATTGACAGAATCTTTTAAGACTCCAAGTACAAAAACGCATCGGTATCTTCTTCCCATCGGAAAGAGTTAGTTCAAATTGTCCTCTCATATGTTTGGTTTGTTTGGTTTGTTTTTACTATGCGTTGGTAGCGATAGTTAATGGCCCTGTTCCTTTGAAAGAAACTGAGTAAGTAACTGGATTCTCCATATCAGCAGTCATATCTACACTCTCAATAAATGCTGAACCTGAATAAATCACATCACCTGTTACTGGAGTTACACCACCAACTGTTGAGTTATCTACTGTAGTAAACTTAACTGTAACCGCAGTTCTAGCGATTGCTAAAGCATTCAATTCAGCAGTAGTTACATAAGTAGCAACTGTTCCTGGAACTACTGTAGCTAAACCATCAGTTGTTAAAGACCAAGACCTTTGCCCACCAATTTCATCAGCCCATCCTAAGCTTTGTTTTGTAGATGCGTCTGGAGCATCGATAGCCAAACTTAAAGAACATGAAGTAGCGAAACCTATTACTTCAGTTCCAATTAGAACTACTAATGAAGTTCCGTTAAATACACTTGTTGTTGCCATTTTATTTTATTTTTCTTTTATGTTAATTGATTCACGAAATGATCCATTGTTATCACCCTTCTAAACACATATGCCTCATCCACATAGTCAAAGGTAGCAATATTACTACTAATCTTACAAGTCACTATTTTAAAGTCAGGTGCGGTACTAGGATAGTTCGGTGGTCTAACACCTACTATTTCTAATAACTCATTTGCATAAGTATCAACCGTTTTCTGCCCTACCTCTCCTGCTTTAAAAGTCCTATAAACTATGTCAAATTGGATAGTAACATCAAAGCCGAAACTCTGCTTATTACTATTGTCCACTTGTGTCTGACTACTGATAATCAAAAAAGGTGGTTCTACTGTGTCAGGTGCTATGGTATCATAAGCAGCTAATGAGTAGGAAGCCGAGATAAGCTTATCGTAATAAGCCTTCCTTAATGTATATCCGCAATCCTTCATTTTGGTACAAATTTAATGAAATATATTTATATCTTAATAGACTTCAATTTTTTAATCATAGATGTAAAGACTTCGCTATAAGCACTAAACATATATGGCCTATGTGGAACACCTATTAACTTCTTTGATTTTTTAAATGTTAGAGCATACGATTCTAAATCAGACATATTCAAATTTTGGTAAACAGGTATCTGAAATCTTGTTCCTGTTCCAAACTCTACATAAGGAGCATATCTTACATTGGTATTACCTGCACTTACACTAGCTCCTTTACCTACTACAAACTTACTATGTCTAATAGAGTTCTTTAAGGCGCTTGTTTTTACAGGTACTTGTTGTTTTGCTTTGGCTGCTATTTCTATAACTGCTGCATCAATAATAAGCTTAGACTCCTCCATCATTTTTTTAGGTGCTGCATTTAATCTTTTGATTATTGCATCAGTACCATATATCTTGACATTAAAACTTGCCATTACTTAAGTGTTGCACAACCTATTAAATAATATTGATTCAAGTCAGCTTCGTTAATAATAGAGTTAATCATATAAGTCCTTGACTTCCAAGTTATTACAAGAGCATTAGTAAATGTCTTGCCTGTTGTATATCTGATCCTAAATGTAGCTCCATCGTTAATACTATCCCTACCTGTTATATTAGTCCTAGAATTGGTATTAGTGACCAATTCAGCCCAGCAAGTGTAGTATGGTACTAAAGTATTCACAAACCCTCCTGCACTATCAGAAACGCTTGTTTTAGTATTAAATGTAATCCTATTTTTTAATTGTCCTATCATTAGAAGATAATACTTACCCTTTTGTAAGGTTTCATTAGTTCGTAAGCCGTTGTTAAGTTAGCTGAAGGCTTAGAGCTTTCAACACTTGATTCTCTGTATTCGTACAAATCACCTACCATCTTCAACAAAGCCGTTTTCATAGACTCTGGAGTAGTGGCATATCCACAAGTATAAGTGAATCTAAAGTCACTCATAAGAGGTGAATTAAAGTAAACCTTTTTGTAGGTATCTCCTATAACTCTATAATCTCCAAGTACCATTGCTACCCAAGCTGCACCATCCCAATATTCTACCAATGTAATACTGTTTATAGGAGCATAAGGAAGCTCTATAAACTCATCTACATAAGCTACTACCTTTAGGGTTCTAGCAGTCATAGCAACTGAAGCGTACTGCTCTAATCTGATCCTAGCGGTTTCTATAAGGTTAGTAATCAAAGTATCATCTTCGCTATAATCTACTCTTAAATAATCCTTTGCGGTCTGTAAGGTAACGATTGTTGCCGAAGGGGCTACTGTAGTCGTTACATCTCTTAGTATCTGCATTATGCTAATTTTTACAAAAATAACTAAAATTTAGTGTAAACAAAAAGGGATAGCTTTCTAGGCTATCCCTTGTATTGTAAATCTAATTAAAGATTAAGCAACATTACCAAAATCACCATAAATAAACGCACCTGCGTAATAGATAGGTAAAGCGATACGAGCTTCAACTCTTACAGTAATCATGTTCTTTGTAAAGTTATCAGCATCAAATTCAGAGAATTGAACTGAGATACCTTGATTTTGCATGATTTGAGCACCCATAGACCAGTCACCTACTACAAACTTATCTACTGCGATTGCAGTTGATTTGTAAAGAGGGATACCAGCGATAGATACACTACCATCAGTTGTAACAACTGTAGAAGCAGGTAAAGTGTAAGCAGAGTTAGTATTCTTAGTATTCATGATAGCAGCCCAATCAGTTGGGTTAACTAAAATACCTGTTGCAGAATAGTTAGAAGTTTCTAACTGAGCAATAGCTTGAACTAATTGCTCAACATCTACAGTAGCAGCACCAGTTGCAGCAGTAGCTACAGGAAGGATACCTTGTAAGTTAGGAGCAGTACCATCACCACTTAAGATTTGAGCATCTTCAGCAACTAAATACTTCTCTAACAAACGAGATTGTAAGAAAGAAGTCATAGCAGGTATATCATCTAACATTTGGCGAGAGATACGAACATAACCAGCGATGTACTGAGCTGCTGCATCTTTCATTGTAATATCAAAATCAACTTGAGCTTTAGAAGAACCTTGAGTTTGAGTTGCAGGTGCACCTTCTCCACCACTTTCGTAAGGGAAAGTAAATAAACCTTGAGATAAACTACCGATTGGTAATAAGCTTCTCATATGCACTTTACGACTAGGTAAAGCATATACTTGATTAGCATATTGACGAGTGATGTCACCTGTAAGGTTAACCGCTTCTGTCATATTACCAACTGCTTTTGTATCCAAGATAAAGCTTGAACGCTTTTGTTCACCACGAGCTAATTTCGCTAAGCTATCACCATTTTGTTCGATAGCTTCTGCAAGGGTAGCATTAAACCCTTTTACTTCTGTTTGATTCATTTTAACACGATTTTGTTTTGCTTCCAATTTTTCGATTTCATCCTTAACAACTGTAATTGAAGCTTTAGTAGCTTCTAATTCAGCCTTTACGCTTTCTAATGCACTAGCATTATCAGCCTTCGCACTTTCGATTGCTCCGTTTACTTCGGATTTAATGCCTTCGAATGCACTTTTAATTTCTTCTACCATTAGTTGAAAATTTTAAATGATTGTAAATATTTGTTTACCTCTAGTTCAACGGAAATCATCGGATCAGCTTCCTCAGTTGGCAATGCTTCTTCAGCGGTTGGCTCAGGAGTGATTGAAGGTTCATCTTCCATCTCAGATAGATATTGTTGTAATTGCTTGAGTTTAAGTTCTAACAACTCAAAAGTTTCATCAGTAAAGTGTCCATTTCTCAATGACTTAATGGTTTTACCCATCTCATCAACTAGAGTTGACTTAATCTGACTTTTAACTCCTACTGTTGGTGTATTTGCGTTTGCACCCCACAATACTGAACTTCCCTCAAACAATTTTATTTCATTGATTTCATTGTACCCTGATTTCTGTTGTGACTTAATAGTCTGAAATCCGATACTATGTTCTGTGATATGACCATCTTTATATAACTCATACAAGTCATTACCTAAAGTCGTATTAGGTATCTTAACACTTGCTCTTAAACCATAAGCATCTTCCATCATCTCATATGGCTTAG